GGTTCGAATCCTCTTCGGGACACCAGTTCAAAACACTGCAATTCTAACGAGTTGCGGTGTTTTTCTTTTTTGCTGACGCAGTGTCTATTGTCAATATTTACCGATATTTATCGTTATTAGCGTGTTACAAATTGTGTTACAAATTGTGTAAAATCGATTTTATAGTTTATAACTGTTTATGTAATTTCATGCATATAAATAGTATGATAAATAAAAAGCGGGTGATGGTGAGAATTACATCATTACCCAAGTGGGTTTATTACAATAAAAAAAGAGAGGGCGCTACCCTCTCAATCTCGACGTCTCACGTGTACACGGTAGGGCATCACACTGCCCGATCCATTAATACTTATATGGTGCGTATAGCACTTTGTTAGTAAAGGTGAACCTGTATGTATCCACCCTCAACCGCAATCAATACGGTTCTCTCAGTTAGTATTATACCACAATTAGCTACATAACACTAATTGCACCGTCTTTATCCGCTTTAATATCTACCTTGCCATCAGTGATAAGAGTTCCGTCCTTAATGGCAAATATTGCATTATCGCCCTTAACGAGACCTTTTTCTACACGACCTCCATCACTGTTGTAGAATTGCCACTCGCTATCGGTTTTTACCCACCCAGTCTGCATCGCTCCATCTGAGTTAAAATAGTAATTTTTACCAGAGATTGCATGCATACCATTAATATAGGCACTTCCATCGTTAGGCTCTAGGTAGTACCATTTACCACCAATTGACAGCCACCCCGTATACATCTTGCAGTTGCTATCAAAGTAATACCACTTGTCTTTAATTTGCTGCCATCCAGTAACGGCATATCCTGAGCTACCAAAATAGTACCAGGCACCATCGAGCTGTGCCCAGGTTGATTTATAGTAGCTACCTTCTTTAGTTCTATACCACCATCCATTTGAATCTTGAATCCACCCTACAGTTGGAGTAGTTGAGTAATCTGGCCTATAAATGTTTCTAATGTTTTTAGGATATCTGATTCTTATAGCTACTCTTGAGCCACTTGTATTTCCCTCAAGCGTTGTAAGTGTGCCATTCGCATTTCTCTTTATAACAAATCCTATGTGGTCTCTAGAACCACTTCCAGAATTGTTCCCCTTACCGCTCCAACAGAATATAACAATATCACCAGCTTGAGCTTCTGAAAGATTTATCCATTTCAGATTCTTACTACACCAAATCTGCGCATTTGCGACGTTGTTATTCTTTTCCCATTTAATACCTAAATGGCTTAATACATATGATACGAAGACTGCGCACCAAGCCCAACCTCTATATGAGGTTGAGCTGTAGTACCAGTCAGCAAATGTTGCAGAGCCTTGCCCTAAAAATTTTCTAGCATACTCTATAACTTTGTTCCCATTCATCTTACACCTCCTTGTCTGTTGGCGCGTCTGATGGATCATGTTCCTCTTGTGATATTGCTGTAAATCCTGGTGTGTGTTCCCCACCAATCTCATCTCTAGGCTTTTTATACGTCATAGCTAAGTCACTATCCCCTACTCCCTTTGTAGTAGGATCTGTGATAACCCCGAGCATACTTAAGAGTCCTAATATAGCTGTTACAATCTTAGTAACATCTGTCTGTGGAATAGGTATTTTAATCCCTAGTGTTTCACAAATCATATAACCTGTGGTTATTGCTGCACCCATAAACATAGCTACCCACTTACCATTTTTAAATCTAACTTTCCAATTTATCCTCATCTGTTTTACCTCCGTTTTAGCAATAAAAATACCGAGCTATGCCCGGCTAATTCTTTAATTTATTTTCAAGATCATCTAGGCGATGGTTTACCACCTTAATACGTTCCTCAATTACGGGGATGCGTCTCGCGAAATCGTTATGCAGTCTAACCTCTTCTGTCAATCTATCGATTTTAAAATCAGTCAGACAACTAGTCTTGCGAATTCCATAGAGCGACCCCGCTCCTGCTCCTGTAGCTGTTACAATTGCCACTATAATGCTTGTCCAATCAATCATCTATTTCCCCTCCGCTAATAATTGCCAAGCTTCTTGATGCCATATATTCTTACAGGTATCATTGCGGCATTTGTTGTTGATACAGATGTGTTACCTTGAGATTTATATGTGCCAGCTCCAAAAGTTATTCTATGAGAGCTACCACTTCCAGAACTTGTAACCGTCCTCCCGTTCGTCCAGAAATTTGTTCCACCGCCACCAATCGATGGTGCGCAGAATTTGACGGATTCGCCTTTTTTCAAGCTTAAACTAGAACGGGCATTTTCGCCCATGTAATCACTCCACTCTATGATGTACTCATCATAGCTCCCATCAATCGTTAGCGATTGAGACGAAAATTCTGAATTTGGTCTTGAGTTAGACCAAAGCAGTTTTTTTGTTTCGACCGTCGCTAACATCTTCTTGATTTCAATCAATGTTTTAAGAACACTTATCATATTATTTCAACCTCCTTATGCTCTTATTGACGATCCAAAAAAAGTAGCAAGTTCATTTTCTACGGTGCTGTTATCAATGTGGATATCGTTCGTTGATGCTTTCAGTTTCTGAATGTCTTGTTTTACTTCCGCAATGCCATTCTGTAACTGTCCTGCTACTGTATTGTTAACAGCAGCCTTTAACAACGTAATGTATTGTGTTGTTATTGCCTCCAAGTTCATTGGTGTAGGAAAAGCGGGGATAACCAATCCGCACAAATCCCTATCCTGCCTTACATCAACAATGTTAGCATTGGTTATCTCTGTCACCCCTGGCATTACGTATATATCCGCTAGGGCTATCTCGTAATAGTTTGATTCTCTTACAAGGTCAGGAGGTGTTGGCGTTGTGGACGAGACTCCTTCCTTCTTATAAATTTCAATACTTCTTACGCTATCGGAATCATCCATCCTGGCAACAATTCTATCTATCCTCTTCAGCGAGGTATGTGCAGCACTGATAGATATATTCCGCTTGTTTTGCTCATATCCTCTTGTTCCTTCGATATGACAGCCTCCAGGCATTACACTTACTGTCATTCCTCCGTTTGCTACAACTTGCAGATTACTACCATCTGCACTTGTCATAAATACACCATTACTCCAGCACATTTTATTGAATGTGCGCTCCATCCTATGGTCGATTGCTCTATCCCCATATGGATCAGATGGTGTAGTTTTTGATATAAATGGATAACTTATCATATGCCCTCCTTCCTATATGCTGACTGGAATATACTTAGCTTTTCTAGGTGTACCAAATGTAATCTTTAATTCCAGTCTGTTTTTGCTATACGTTTCGTTAACTTCTACAATTCGAGCTTTAAATGTTTGCTCAATTTCATCAAATGAGATACTGCACAAATCACCGATATCATAATCATCTAGATAATAAATATTATTCTGAATGATATCTGCTACTATAGTTTCTTGCTTATAATGATTAAGCATATCAACTTTGGCTTGCTGTCGCATTTGCTCTCTTATCTGTGCTTCGTTCGCAGGCTTAAGTTCGATTCCAGATACATTACCCTCAATTACCTTCTTAGGGTAGTAATCTACATCTAACGGCCTGTTGTTCTCGTCAATGTAGAATTCTGTAATTCTACCTCTGCTATTGCCACCTTCATCTGTGATTATTGCTTCATTTGAAAATCCGGTTGTCTCCATAGTCTGAAAGATTTGATAATAGGGGAACGCATCACTATCATCATATTGATATTCAACCCTGGATACATTTTCATACCCTTTACCAAAAATGATTTTTTCACTTAAATCTCTGCCTACTTTAGGTCCAATGAGATAAGTGAAGTGTGGCTCGTCTGGATTCTTTTCCCATCTCTCTAATTCAGATGCAAGTGGCCACTTCCTGATTTCAATTATCGGAGACATGTTGTGTAGCAATAGGTAATTGCGTAGAGCTTCACCGATGTTATCACCTTGCTTTATAGATAGGTCTACCTCATCTGGCCAAGGACTACCATCAGCTGGATGAATCCCTCCAAGAAATGACGGTCTAGGTTGATGCGTTACTCCAATTACATTGTTAGCCAGTACATGTGCATCTATTTCAAGGCTCACCCAGAATTCCCACTCTGTATGATCTGCTGCTTTTGCAAATGCGTTGCTGTCTTCTCTAGCTTGTACAAGGTCTAGTAGTTTTTCTAAAAAATACCCTTTTATGGTAACAAAGGTTCCCTCTATTTTTTCTTCAATAACAGTCTTTTTTACAATGCCAGTTTCTGGACGACCATCTATATTTACATATTTAATTTTGTCATTCCATTCACTTGCAATGGTATATATCGTAAAATCTCCAGCTTCATTCCACTTTCTATTCCATGTGATTTCGATAAACTCAATTGGCTCCAGTGGATTCATAGCTTTGTCATAAAAGTTGATCATATGCCATCATACCTTCCTGTATATGTGATTTTAGACTTAAATGCTGTACCACTCGGTGATGTTATAGATATCAAATTTGCACCTGGTACAAGCTTCAATTTTCTATAGTCCACAGGACTCTTTATCATCTCACCATTTAGTGTTGCGTATGCTTTGGAACCATCAATGCTTACGATATCTCCCTTTTTCAAAGTTACTTCCGCAACACATGTTACATCTCCAACTTTTACAACTAAGTCTTTTACATAACCATCTGCTATGATTTTAATAACAGGATTTGTTTTTGCAGTTCCCTCGTATTCTATCAATACACTATCTGATCTATCTTCGGTTGAGTACAACATTTTCTTACCTGATGTGTAAGCTCTTGTAACTGACCATCTTGCTGTTACACTAGATAAGTTCGATTGCTCTTCTCCAACGGCAAAAAGTTCGCCATAAGGCGATAGATAGGATACTTTTAGCGATGCATTTTTTCGGTATCTTTCTGTTGGGAATGTCAGTCCTTTAATTGCACATCCTTTTGCTATTTTGACATCTCCCATGTATGTTATTTCAACATCATAGGTAAATGCAGGGTTGTGAAAGAACAGTGCCGCTCTGCGCAGTTCTCGATAATCTCCATCATCATAATTTCTAGGAACTGTGGCAACTTCTATCGTTCTAGATCCTTTACGTCGCCCAGTTATTAAATCACCATCACCGATTCCTTTAGCCTCGGTAAATACTTCAATTTGAGGAAACTCTGCTCCCTCAAGCGATGTCATCATCCAATCATCATTTTCATAATTAAATGTTAAGCCATCACTACGGATGGCTCTAACACAATATCCTTTATTCCTCATTTATATATAATCCCCCGCAAATGCATACTTAGCTGTATTCTTTATAGCTTCTGCCGTCTCTCCAGGAGTCTTCACAGGCTGGTAAATGTTGATGTTCTGCACAACATTTCCTGTTTGATTTGCAGCATTATTCTGTGTTGCTCCGCTCCAGCTAATCTGCGCATTACGTACAAGATTTGGATTAAATGAAGCTGTCATACTCTTTGCAGTATCATCCATAACACTACTTAATATTCCTGAATTTTTGGTTACTCCAACAGCTATACCTGCAGGAATCCATCTTCCAACCTCTGCAGCAAATACTCTTGATGGAGAATTAATCCCCAGCACCTTTTTAGCTGCTGAAAGCGCCTTCGAGGCAAGATTCTTCATCGAGGAAAATAATTTACCAGCTGCGCCAGCAATACCTCTTATTATCCCAGATATGATGTGTGTGCCAACGCTTCCCCAGCTTACGGCTCTAAATGCGCTAAGCATTCTTGATGCAGCACTCTTTGCACTACTCCACATACGACTTGCAAGACTTACAAGTCCCGATATTACAGCAACAACAATACGACCGCCAATACTAGTAATTACTCCCCAAGCGGATCTAAAACCTTGAATCAAGTGTACAATTGCTGTTGCACCTGCATTAAACAGCACTGTAGGTAAGTTGATAAATGCGTTAACTATTGTTACACATAAACTTTGCGCTGCACTAAACAGCGAGCCAATTCCACTTCTTAATGCTCCTGCTATGCCACTTATCATAGTTGAGCCTAGACTCATCCAATTGAATGCTGTAAACGCATTCCACATTGCCCTCAATATTTGAGGTATATTTGCTATCAATGTAGGGATTGCATTAATTAACCCCTTGACTAACGTAATGATAATTTTCCCACCAGTTATCATTATCTTCGGAGCATTATCATTTATAAGGCCCGCAATATTGGTTATTATCTGTGGGATTTTTTGTATCATCACAGGCATAGAATTTGCCCATCCCTGTGCTAGTTTCAAGAGCATTTCCATACCAGCGCTAACAAACTTTCCAGCATTTTTTCTTAAGCTTGCTGTGAATTGGGTAACCATAGTTAATCCCTTTGATATAAGTCCTGGCATGCTTGCCCCAAGGCTATTACCTATCTTACTGAACATCTGCGGAAATGTAGTACCAATTACATTTACAAGTCCCTTCGCGATATTCCCTAATGCTGGCAATAGATTACTGAGGAATGTGCCTGTTGATGTAACAAGGTTCTCCATTGACTTGCTTACATCTCTACCTAGCGTCAAGTTGCCTAAAAAATCTTTAGCAGCCGACTTCATCATGTTGAAGGAACCAGATATTGTACTTGCAGCTTCTTTAGCTGTTGTTCCAGTTATCCCCATCTGCGTTTGAATAGCATGAATAGCTTGAGTTACATCTGAGAAACTGCTGATATCGTACTTCTTACCGGTGAGCTTTTCAGCATCATTTAAAAGCCTCTGCATCTCACCTTTAGTGCCCCCATAACCTAATTTAAGGTTATCAAGCATCTGGTACTGTCCACGTGCCAATGACTGATATGTCTGAGTAACCATGCTGAGATCAGTTCCCATTTTATTTGCATTGTCAGACATATCTGTAATTGCCTGGTTTGATAGTTTGGCAGCTTTCTTGGTATTTCCTCCCAAGGAGCTAATCATAGCTGCAGAAAACGATGTAACATTTTCCATGTATTCATTTCCTGACATCCCAGCAGTTCTATATGCTTCTGCCGCATACTTCTTCACTCGGCCAGCAGACCCTTTAAATAGTGTTTCTACACCGCCTAGCGACTGTTCTAGTTTCGCTCCCTCGAATATCGCAGTTTTTAATACTTTTCCAATTCCAGCGGCAATTATCGCTGCTTTTATCTTGCTTCCTAATCCTTTTCCAAGCGATGTGCCAGCACTATCCATATCGCCGCCCATCGACTTTTTAAGCATCCCTCCAATGCCTTTTGCGGACGGGATAACCTGCACATATGCTTTTCCTAATTCTGTTGCCATTTACTTATCCCTCCTGAATCTTTCCCTTGCTGCCTCAAACTCCTCTGCAGAGTCAAATATAAGCGTTTCGTGAGTATTTATCTTTTCACTAGCAAATTCACTCACCATGTTGGCTGATATTCTTGCAGGGCGATTTCTTCCCTTTTCTCCGTCCTCTGTGCGAGACCACAACAGCAGATTTACAATGTCAAATATCGACGCTAATAAAAAAGTATCGGGAGCTACCACTAGTCCCGATACTTTGGTTTTTATTCTGCTTGAGTCTTTTAATCCGGCTGCCAACTTAGCTACAAGTCTTGCCGGGAGAGCACGATAATCATATATATGATAAGTCTCTACAAAGTCACATATTAATGCATCCTCATCAACATTAATGAAGCTAGCAAGGCAGATTAGTTTTTTAGCTCTTGTGATAACGTGAATATTTCACCTAGTTCTTTTTCGATTAGTCCGCTAGGAACCATGCCCTCATCCGTCCTAACATGATCATACAGTCTCTTTTTATCCTCCTTACCCAACAGCAATCTGATAACAGTAGATATCTGCAATGGATCATCTTCGAGTTCTGCAAGTGCATCAATTAGTTCCATGTTATCCAGGCGTTCTACTTCAATGTTGAAAACAAAACCACTTTCAGTTTCACCGCTAACATATTTCTTTTCTGCCATGACTTACCTCCTTACGCCTTCTCGATATATTCGTAATGTGTGTTTTCAGAGCCATCAGGCTTTGCCGTAATGGTTAGTTCATATCCGATTACTGCATCATCCTTGTACTCAACTTCACCTACTTCAGAAATCGTTCCAGCAGGTACTACAATGCGCTTGATATAGCCTCCCTTAAGTACCGTTTCAATAACATAGATTGCATCTTCTGTTTCAGATGAGTTTGATTTAATCACTACTTTATCATCTAATGTTCCTGTTACATTCTTGCTACCAAATGCAGTTTTCAGTACTTCTACATTAAGTGCCTCAATGAGTGTTACTTCAAACTTATCAGTCTTCTCCTTAAGCAGAGATGCTACTGTATTTCCACCCCAAGCTTTAACATCATCTGTATCTAGCTTGTTCTCGTTTTTAACACCATCATCACTAATATATCCAAGTGACTTAAACGCTGCATTAAGTGCTGTTTTTGCATCACTTGGAATCGGTGTTCCTACTGGCGCTCTCCAGATAGCTCCACCAACTTTTGGCTTTCCCGCAGTAACATATGCTGCATTTACATTTGTTGCCATTTGTATTCCTCCTAATTGTAATAAGTAATATCGTATACTGACTGAAATCTATATCTCTTAGTCGTTAAATCGGTGAAATTATAATCTGAATTGAGTTCAACTTTAGTTGCAACACTATCAGGTCCTGCCATCTTATACATGGCTTCCTTCACCTTTTCATTCAGCTCTGCAGCTTCATGTCGTGTCTTGCCATATGCTTGTACAGCAAATGTTGCAGAGTTCAGCCCTATAGATTCAGTCCCTCCTGTTTTTTCAACTAAAACAAACTTATCTCCTGCGCCTTTAGGTTCTTCAAGGTGAACCTCAATGCCAGACAAATTCCTTTTTATCCATTCAAAAACTGTTAACTCAATCATCATTAACCTCTCATAGCTTTAAGAAGTGTATTGTTTTTCGAGTTATCTTTCCGTGCTTTAATGGTTTTTGCATGTACAGATGCATTTACACGATTTTTTCCAACATGCGTAGTCATTTCATAACCATCACCACACCTATTTTGGATTCTTTTTGCGTTTTTACTACACTCTGCCATAAGCTCATCAGACCTCAATAACTCTCTTACACCACTTCTGTTTAGCTGAAACTTAGTCATAACATTCCACCTGCACTTGTTTATTCCACGATAGTGGAAGCATTTCTTCTATCCCTTCGATAGGTTCACCAACAACCTTGAATTTCTTTCCAAAAAATTCAACAAGGCAATCCGTCCAGGTGTGTGTATCACCTTTTGGGATTGCTAGTTTATAGATAACCTTATCACTCATAATTGATCTTTCTGTTGTGATATCATCAGATGTTACCGGTGCAACAAGTACATTCTCAACGTTGACAGCATGCTCTTCATATATGTCTGTGTCAAATTTATCTTTGCCTGTAACAAATTTTTCATATAGTGTTACGGTAATTCCTTTAATCTCCATATATGTCAATCACTCCTAATCTCTGCCTTTTTAGCCCTAGCCTGGATAGTTCTGCATCTTTGATGAATAGTCCTCCGCCAGGGACTAAGTACGTCCCGGATGTTGTGTATCCCATCGCCGATTGAGAGAATTGTGTCATCGGTTCATTAGTTGTAGATGATAGTAGCATTCTTGTAATTACGTCTACTGTCACCGACTTGGCAATGCTCCCTAGAATTGGTGATGCTTCAATCATCTTGTCCAAATCTTTTCCAGTTAAGCTTGCCTCATGCCTAAGCGTGTCACAAACAATAGGCAGGAGCGCTTCTGCACGCTCCTGCTCTTTCGGTAACAAATTTCGCCACATCTTGTTGATATCTTCAAGAGTTGCGTAGTTGCTCATTTCTAAGCCTTCTTTCCGCCCTTTTTGTTAGGCTCATCAGCTTCATCATCTTCAGTTTCAGCCTCTTCAGAATCCTCAGTTTCAGCCTCTTCAGCAGCTTCTCTAGCATCTGCTTCATCTGCATCTTCCCAGAATTCTCCGCTGATTGGTGCATCTACTTCAATAACTTCTCCGCTTATTGTATTTCTGTATCTCATATTACTGATCCTTCTTAATAATCTTAGCAAACGCGGTTGGATCTAGGATTCCCCAGCCGATATAAGTCTCAGCTCTGAGGTACACCTGGTTGTACGCCTTGAGGTCCTTTCCTGTCTGATCTGGATCACCGTAAGGGATAACCTCTAGTGGGATATCCTTAGCAAATCCCCACTTGAACGCATTTGCAAAATCTCCTACGTATCCAACAGCCTTGTTTGCAAATGAAACTGTGCTGTTTACATCGCATGCAGTGCCACCAAGAGCACCAGGGCTAGCACCGAATCTAAACTCTGGATACTGTGGCACTCCATTTACCTTAATCTTTGCAAGCTCACTTCCAAATATCTTTGATAGAGCGAATCCTGTTACATCGTACTCGCCGATTGCTGCAGCTGCCGTTTCAAGCACAGCCTCTTCAGTTCCAGCTGTATAATCTACCTTTGTTACTCCAGTTGCAGTATCAAAGCTCTTTGTCCCGATTAGCGTAGATACCTGCTTATCTCTAGGATTAACTCCATGCATCGCCATGATGTCAAGACCACGTGCAATCTTCTTGGAATAACCGTCGTTAAACGCAGTTAGGATATCGAGCTGCTTCTCCTCCGATGCATACATGAATTCATCAGACACTCTAGCTCCGTACTCAACCTTAAGTGGTACAATCTTAACAGGTTCAGCCTTAATGCCACCTGTTCCCTTCTTTCCGCCTTCTCCAACGAGATTTACTTCGCTATCCATCGAGAATGTGAAGATGTCACTTCCAGTAAATGCTACTGGAATCTGCCCCGATAGCTGAGCAAGTGTTGAGTGTCCCTTTACTTTGTTAAATAGGTCTGCTACCACCTCTGGTGCAAACATTGTCCCCATCTGTAGTGTTTCTGCCATTGTTTCTTATTCCTTTCTTAAATTACCTAGCATTGATTTTAGTGCGGCCTTTTTCATATCACCGCCTGATGGTTCTGTATCCCTCAATGGCGGTGTTTTTGGCTTACCTAAAAAAGATTTAAAAGTTTCTGCATCCTTTCGCAAAGCATCTTCATCATCACCTGATAACTTACCTGCAAGCTCATATGGAATACCTGTCTCGTGCGCAACTCTAATCTTCATGTCGTTCTTTTCATAAACGCTGATTCGATTGTGCAACTCTGCAAGTTCCTTTTCGTGTCCGGACTGCTTTTCAGTAAATTCTTCAATCTGCTTTGTCTGAGTTGCGATAGTTTCCTCAAGAGTAGCGTTATTTGATTTAATTTCGTCATAATCACTATACTTCTGAGCAAACTTCTGTTCTGCTCGATTCAATCTCTCTCTGATTGCTGCATCGAACTCATCCTGTGTTGTGATCGGTGTAAAATCACTCATGTTCCACCTTACCTTTCTACCACTTACCGGGTGGTTCCCGTAAATATCTAAAAAGCAGCCTCTTCAGGCTGCATTAATAGCTAATTCTTTGTTTTTCATGTATTTTAGTTTCTGAGCATAGCCAATATGCCAATATTGTGCTATCCATTAAAGCGATTTCAATGTTATCTGCTAATGACTTATAACCAAATCCACCATTGGTGCCAATCGCTCTTTTTTCACTGTTGCTTACTGTTTGTGCTAATGATGGTTGGCCAGCATGACATATTTCTTTACTGAATATGCCTTGCTCAAATGCAGCATTCGCCACTATTATCTCTTTTACAGTTGGTAACAGCGGTGATTTGAGTTTCATTTCTCTCATGTTCTCTTCTAGCAATTGCTGTCCATTAGCACCGTCTACGACTATGTCATAGACATTTGGGTTCATCATGAATGGTATCATCCAGCTATTCCCTGCTCTTGTTGGCCTGCAATCTATACATTCAACAAATATTCGTCCATCATCTGTGCGAGATGCAACAGACATTGCAACATTTGTTCCATCTTTACTGTATTTAACTCCCAAGAATAAACCACCAACAAGTTTAGGCATTGCCTGTACTTGAAGCTCTGCCCACTCATTAGAGCTTATTGCCGACTTTTGATTGTATCTTAGCCACAGCCCAAGTCTCTGTATATTGAAGTCGTCATCATCGTTCCCAACTTCATCAAGTATTTTTCGTTCTGTAAGGATTGTTCCCAGAGACGGATTTGTCTGATACCATGCTTCTTTATCTCTTACATCTGTTTTCTTGTCTACGGACCATTCCGCCCATCCAGTATTTACCGTTTTACCGCCTAAGGCATTTTGTCTTAGTTTTAAGAAAACTGTTCCAGAGCTTACTGGGGTTGGAGGTGTACCACAATATATTGTTTGCGGATTGTTACTATCCGATACAACATACTTTAATGCAGATTCCTGATCATCTGTATATTCTTGTGCCTCGTCTATTACAAGTAAATCGAATCCTTCTCCCAGTCCACCTTTTGCAGTTCTAGTTCTAAATTCAATTTTTCCACCATTTTCTAGTTCAATATGTTCCTTTCCAAAAGCTCTGTAAGATGATTTAATCTGCAGCTTTGCTTTTGTAACTAGTTTTAGTAATCTATCCCAAGCTGCATGTGTTGTAGAAGTTCTATGCGCTGTGTGCATGATGTGTTCGCCATTTTTTAACCCCCACAGTTCTCGTATGGCCACAACTTCATTTTTCCCATTTCGTCTTGGCACTGAATATCCAAATTTTGTATGAGTCCACAGCTTTTCTTCATTTTGTGCCAATATGTCATATATGAGCAGCTCCTGCCACTCTTGTGCAGTCCTACCAGTTTTGTTGTAGAGCTTTATTGCCTCAGCCCCTTTTGTTTTATAATAGGGCAATGTTACGAACTCGGTAGGGATCTGCCGTCCAATTCGTACCTCTGGCATAACTCCTCCTAAATTTATTGGGGTGACTGACTGGAATCGAACCAGCGATATTGGAGCCACAATCCAACGCCTTAACCACTTGGCTACAGTCACCATGTTGACTTTTTGTCATATATCTGATAATCTTTATTTAAGAGTTAATCCTTTAGGATTAATTCAAGATGAGATCCGCCCCCGTCTTGGGCTTTCTCATCTTTTTTTTATGTAATTTATTGCCATGAGCATTTCATCGTTTTCAAATACAAACACATCTATATTTTTTACATCGGATGGAGTACTTCTAACGAGCCTGTTCATGATAATGTTATATATCTCTGTTTTAGGTTGTTTTTTTCTGACCTCAATAATCAATCCACCAGGATTTGTTTCAATTTGATGTATCCCTTTTTGTACTTGCTTGTCAATCGAATTGGCGGATTGAACACTTTTGTGTTCCCACAACCTCCCATTCCATAGGTAATCAGGGAATATTCTCTTTCTTTTTTTAAGTAAAGTTATATCTCCACCAAATTTATCATGTAGAATTTTTGCGTACTTTATTTCAGCATCTCCATTCTGCCCTTTTTCCCACCCGGCTTCAGTTTTAATTTCACCTCTTCCTGGAGTAGCACTATCCCAATATTTTTTTAAAGTTTCTCGACTCATCTTGTTAAATACATCTTCTGACTCCAATTCTTTAGCCTTTTCTATTCTTGCATCTTTTTCGGATCTATATTCCTTCTTGCTCCATACATCAGTGTATCTGCCTTTTTCGTTTCTAAATAGCACTATGCATTTACAGTAATCGTGTCTTCTAAAAAAGTCTGCTGGTTGTTCTCCATATTCATACTCTCCCACAAGACTATGACACCAATCACAGCACCTGCCTATTTCCCTACGACTTACTATAGTTTTCAGTCCAGCCTGAGCAGAGCTTTCAGCATTTTCTTTGACAAACTCATCATAATAAGCTTGTGTTATATTCTTGATTGGCTCATTAAGATATTTATTTATTGCCTCTTCAGCAATTTCTTTTCGAGTTTTAATCATACTCTTCAATTCCTACGTTATATGCATTTACAAAATTATTTATAAGCGATTCTATTCTTTCTTCTGGAAATGCCAGTTCTATTGGCTTGATATGTATTCCATTCGCCTTGCGTTCAGTCATGACAACCTCTGCAGCTACTTTATTCACAATGCCATGAATATTTACCATAAGCGGCTTTATTGCCTTTTCGGCAATATTCCAATACATTTTGTCATTTGGCATCATCTCAGGCTTGATATTGTCTATCAGCACTCTAGAAGCAATCTCCCCCAATCTCTTGCAAAGGATTGTAATATCTCTTTGAGTCGCTTTGCTGTTTTCAACTTTGAGCTTTATCGCCTTTATAACAACATCTACCGCCAATCTCTCATTAAACGCAGTTTCTATCCTTTTCTGAAGCTCTAAGCCTATATCATTCATAGAATCCACCTTACTTGTTACTTGCTATTCCCGTTATATCTCTTAGCACTTCCGCATCCAGATAATCAGGTACTGCTTGATTAATCTTTATTGCTCCATCTCCAATGCTGCTCAGCATTGCTGCATCTGGTTCAAATACTGGTTCCCACTTAGGTGTTGTTTTATACACCGCTCTGCGTTTATATGCGAAATTATCTCTTACACATGCAGCTAGATATCCAGCGTTCAAAAAACCTGTTCCAAAGTTTCTTTGCGCCTTTTTCGCATATAGTCTCAACGTCTCGTGGGATGCCTTAATAGCTTCCTGCGAAGATGGATTGTCAGTAACAAACCCGAGATCATCCATAGTCAAACCTGTTTCACCAGCAAATAACGAAGCAAACATTTTGAGCTGGTCGTTATGCGGCTGCATTGACTGCTGTGTGAACTGTCCAAATTTTGGTTCACTTTCGTTTCTTCCTGATGAACTTGTTATCGCAAACATTGCGGACATTGCCGCACTCCATTTATCTAGTATTTCCGTATCAGGACTGAGTCCTGTCACCCACTTCTGTGGGAAGCTGAAAAACTCTGCTGATATTTCCGAGCGTTTAACAGTTCTTGATGCAGATGCAAGGATAGACATGCATGCCCGGCTTATCCTCGACCTTCCAAATGGCCTATCTGCATCAGAGCGATAGATTATCGGAACGAGCAATGGATACGGTGCTGGATTATCATATACTTCTGCGCCTGATTGCTTGTCATAAATGATTGTGCTTTCTGCCGTGAAATATGCTTCTATTTGAGGGATACCGCTATCATCCCTCTTCAGCACTGCATAGCCTTCTGTGAGCATATTTGTAACGGGATCTAGTATGCCAGTTGCATCATCTCCATTAATTACTTGCAGTCTTGGGAAGCCCTCTTCATCTGCCGATATATAAATAAATGAGCATGATGCTATCAAAGCCCCTAAAATTGCGCTGTCAAAAAGCACATCGCTGTTATTCGCCTGATAAATGCCATTTATATCAAAGGTATCATCAGCAAATTCTCTAAACACAAGCCTATCAGCAATGCTATCTACTGCTTTCCCGCACCAGCCTAATGTTGACATCATATTCCTTAGCTTTGGCGGAGTTGAAATTCCAAAATCTGGTACATTATGCTTCATGGCATAGTACATGTATCTTGTCTTAACTCTGCCTCTCTTGATTGATAATTTATTTCTTAAATATCCTATGCCTCTATATGCCATTTGATTCTCCTAAAATTTTTTCATTACACCCCCCTCGTCCGGGGTTAGCGTGTGTTTTTTTTCGTAGTGACGGCGTGAAGGTCGCGAGCAGGGGGAGGGAGGGTCCCATGCCCCCTGTGAAGTTAGACCAAAAAAATTTTTTATTGTTTAAAAAGTTCTCCAGTCCACGCTTTGAGGTAAAACTCTGTTACCTAATTCTGTCTGCTCTTGTGGTACAGCTTGATCACTTCTAACAAGCTTATCTGATTTCTGTCTGTTGCAAGTCAAATGAGCTAGTTGCAAGTTGTCTATGTCACTCGGATGTCCACCTTTCACAATCGGAATGATGTGGTCTATGCATGCTGACATTGGATCTGGATACTTAAGGGAGAAGTCCACCGGGTGTCCACAGATTGCACACACAGACTGGGTGGCATACACCCTCTTCTTGTTCTTCTCGAACAGCACCCTATGGGGGCCATTTTTATCAGGGCGGGGTATATTTTGCATGACCCCTACTCCTAGGCTACCCCGTGCAGGTTTCTCTACCATATTGGACTCACTAATCTCTTGCGCCGACTGGTATTGAGCTTCATTAACATGTGTGTCTTTTGCCAGCGCAGTAGCAAGTTTCGTTTGCTGTATTTCTTCAATGACCTTCTGAATCTCTAATTTTTTTAATAAATTGTATCCGGCTGTGCCTGCTGTTTTACGGCTACATCCATATGCCTTTTGATATGCTTGTGTAGCATTAAAACAATTGCAGTAATATGCGCAAAATAATTTTTGCTTAGATGTAAGAAAATTATTTTGCATAAGATTTTCTGAGTCTTCTTTGAGCATCTTCTTTAGTGTTTTGCTTGTGGCTTTGCGTTGTTCTTTTTTCTGCACAACTTTCTTTGATGCGCTAGCTCTCCATTCGCCACGTCTTTTCCACGACCTTAAAGTGTTCTCATTTATTTCTAGCTCTACAGCTATTTCTGATATTGAATAACCGTCGCTATATCTTCTCTTAGCTTCTTTCTTTTTCTCTTCGTTCGTCATCATAATTGCATAATAAATGCGGTAGCTTTCGCCACCGCTTGAAACAATATCATCCAAGGAGTCATTCATGGTTGTTCCTCACGTACACTATACACGACCGGCACCCTGTCTTTTTATGTCCTCTTTCTTTTTCTTATAATTTTATCGACCTCAACTAAAGCCTTGCCATGAAGTTTATATATATATCTATTATCAAACTTCATTTCACCAGCTATGTTGTCCCAGGTCTGCAGTCTGATATACTTCCGCTGCAGTAGTTCAGCAAATGTCGCATCCTCAATCAGGAAGATAACGCGCTCTATCTCTATCCGCTTTGTCCATAACTTATCAACTAAATCTCTCTGCACCTCTCTAAGCTCGATTAGTTTTGTTGCTGTAGCTTCTGTTACTTGGCTGATTCCACTTCCGTGCGGTTGATAATCATAATTGACTCCCTTAACCCCTAGTGTTTGCTCGATGTCGTATATCTGTGTTTCAATCTGTCTTATCTTTTCAACAATTCTTTCATGCTGTTTCATAAATTCTTTTGCCGTCACAATGTTCACCTCACCTCTTCAGCAATATGTTTTAACACACTATAAATTCCTACAGCACATCCCAGACTGCTGCATGGTCCTCTAGTTCCATATCCATTTGACGCATCTCATCCATCTTTCTATATGTTTCGTTTCGATTAACCTTCTTTCCTTTTCTCCACACGCTAAGCCTTGGCACAGCTTCATTGGATACCATTTGATACTCAAGATGATCTAGTTTTGTTACTGGATTTGTATACTTGCGTAATGTATCTCTGTCAATCTCATATCCCTTTAGAGGTTTTATATCATCAAGATTCTGAAACAGTTGGCTTATTGATACCCATTCTCTCTTTACCACTGGGCGCTTTAAGTTGCGACTTGGTTTCCATCTACGCTTTGTAGCATTCTCTGGCTCTCGAAATGTCTTCTGTGTTTCCTTAATCAAGTATTCAGCAAGCACTCTGTAGTTGCGTGTTTTATCTAATGGAGTGCAGCGAATTCTTCCCATCTTCCACTGTCTATTGATTACTTGAAAATCTATGTAGTTCATGACTACATGATGATGGATTCTCTTGTTCTTAAATTCAGTTACTGCGATATAGTAAAACTCCTTATCAAGTTTCTTATATTCGCGTCTCATTCTCTTTATCCACTTTTCCAATTCGCTGTTAGCCTCTTCAGGTGATAGCTCTTCTGCGTATGTAAGTGTTGTATGTAAATCACCAGGATAAAAGTTTAAATTAATTAGTCTAGTTAAATTCTTTAACGCTAGCATGTCATTATTCTTTTTTACAGCATCCGATGTGACCTTTTCCTTTTTCTTTCTTTTTCCACCACGAGGGAAGCTTGCCTTTATACATCTATCAATAACTGCTCCGGCTATACATGTTTCTCTAATGACTCTTTCTAACATTGTTATTCTCCTAATGGACCTAGTGATAATACTCTGATGAACCTTCATGGCGGATTCTCACCGCCTCTTTTTTCTTCTATATATAAAGTTTTATTTCCAAAAGTTCTTTCGTCTTTTTTTGTATTTACCTTTTTTTACTAAAGCTTCATATAAAACTGGAACTAGCATAATAACTGTTAATACTGCATGAGCACTTGTAGGTGCTATGCTAATTTTTATTATTAAAGTTTCGTATATTTCTACAGGCTCTTTATCTCTTATATGGTTATCAACTCTATTTTTTT